ATGCCTTCCCCTCCGCGCTCAGGAGCGCGCGACGGCGCACGCCTGCGCGCCCCTGTTGATCGACCGCCCCGCATCCTGCGCAGGGACGTGGTGAAGCTGAAGCGCATGACGGCGCTGATCGGCGCGCGGCGCGCCACGCTGTGCTTCACCTTCCGCGGCTCGACGAAGAGTGCGCGATCATCGGTGACCCACGTGAACCGCGAGCACGTGCCGCCTTTCGAGGGCGACGAAGCGTGGTTTGAGGTCGAGATGGTTCAGGCCAAGCCCTGGTCCTATTGGCGCGCCGTCCGCCAGGTGGAGCCGCCCGATGCCTGAGCCGTCCGACAGCGATCGGCGCAAGGCCGCCCAACTCAGCGAGACCTTCGCCAACGTGCGCCTCGTTGAGGCGCTGGAGCGAGGCTGGGAGATTGGCTTTCGTTGCCAGTTCTGCGGCCATGGCAAGACCTGGCGGCGTGACGTCATGCTCGGCCGCGCGCGCGGGCTGCTGAACTGCACCATGACCGAGATCCAGGCCAAAGCGGTCTGCCCTCGTTGCCCGGGCCGGATGCCGATCATGACTTTCAATGGTGTGCTCTACCCCGCCAATCCGGCCAAGGCCCGCTGGGACGTAATGAACGCCCTCCTTGAGGCGGGCCTGATCCCGGCGCACTACGGCTATGGCCATGGCGGCCGATGACGTATGGCGCAGATCTGGCCGACCCTACGCCGTATCAAGACGGCGCTGACGATCCGCTGCCTCCGTTGCGGTAACCGGGCTATTTGGAGCCGAGAGAAGGCGATCGTGAACCTGGGCGGACACACCATGCCCCACGAGATCCGCGGCAAGCTTCGGTGCAGCCGTTGCGGCGCTCGCGGTTGCCAGGATCTTATCGACGTCGACGCCCAGATGTAGCCGCAAACAGACTTAGTAGCGCCATGGCTGAACCCACCAGGCGCTGACCGCGACGCCGACGAGGCCAGCGCCGCCCAACACCCATTTGGAGGAGTGTCCAGCCATCGCCATGGCGATCACAAGGCCGGCGGCCAAACACGAGGCGACCAATACCCAGCCAACCCAGGCCCACAGCCTGCCATTTCCCATGGGCGGAATGTCGGGATCCGGATAGTTGTGAGCCATGCTTTCCAGCGCCCCTGGCCTTCGCTAAAGCAACCTATAGGGGCACTCCGGAGAAGCGACAATCGCGAGCCCGAGTGGTGACCAGGTCCGCGAACCGGCCTACTGAGCGCAGATGCTCGCTGCCCTCGCTCTCGCTAACGCTCTGCCCGTCATAACCTGCGACGCTCCCAAGGTGCATGACGGCGACACCCTTCGCTGCGGGCCCGAGCGGGTACGCCTCTTTGGTGTCGACGCTCCGGAGGTCAAGCGTGGCAAAACACCGGCCGCCCCCTTCGCCTACGAGGCCCGCGACGAGCTGATCCGCCTAACCCGTGGTCATGTTGCGTGCCGCTTCGTAGAGCGCGACCGCTACAAGCGGTTCGTGGGAAAATGCTGGTCGAACGCCAGCCCCGACATCAACGCGGCCGTCATCCGGTCGGGCTACGCCACCGAATATCGTCGCTACAGCAAGGGTGCCTACGCAAAGGCCGAAGCCGAGGCCAAGTCTACGGGTCGGGGCCACTGGGCCGGCCGCTGATCAAGCCTTTCAGCCTCTGGTCGATGTCGGCGCCCGGATGTAGCGTTCGTACATGAGCCAGTGGAAGAAGCCCGATCGCGCGCCTGACCACGAGCAATTCGAGGAAGGTCCGCCGCCCGACGCGGTGAGACAGGTCGAAAGCGACGCACGACATCACTACGAGCTGTTCGTCGACATGGGCGATCCAGAGCACGCCCCGCGCGGGTGGTGGATGCTGCGCCGCTGGGATCGGCGGCCGGACGATGTGTAATCTCTACAGCCTCAAGACCGCCGACCTGTTCGAGACTTGGGCCAAGGTCCTGCGTCTGCCGGTCGTGTGGGAAGGCCAGGCCAGCAACTTCGAGCCACGGCCTGAAATCCGCATGACCGAGGCCGCGCCGATCGTGCGGCACGTCGGCGGCCAGGCGGCGGTGTCCATGACCCCTTGGGGATGGCCGGGGCCTCGGGGGCCGGTCTTCAACTTCGTCAGCGAAGGCCGCGATTTCTCCGGCAGCGACCGCGTGCTGATCCCAGCCGACGCCTTCTATGAGTTCACCGCGCCTCAACCAGGCCAGAAGCGAAAGACGCGCTGGCGCTTCACGATGCCCAGTAGTCCGCTGTTCTGGGTCGCCGGTATCGTGAAGAATGGCGCGTGGACGATGCTGACCACAGACCCGGGGCCGGATGTTGCGCCCTACCATGATCGGCAAGTCGTGGTCTTGGCAGGCAAACAGGGCCGCGACTGGCTCGACCTCGCCCGGCCGCCCGCCGAAATCCTTCAGGCCTTGCCGGCCGGTACCCTTGCCGTCGAGAGGGACTTTCCACCGCCAGCCGTGGACCTTTTCACCGCATGAGCGAGCCCATCGACTACTGGCGTGAGATCGTCCGTCGTGGCGTGCTAGCGGTTGGCTACTCGCTACAGAGGACGGTCGGCGAGCCGATCCTAGCCGCCGAGCTGGTCCAGCCCCAGGAGGGGCTGATGCTTCGCGCCGCATACGCGACGATCGAGATGCACAAACTGGCCGGCGTCGAGACCGGCACGCTGGTCCATGCGGCGCGCCGACGGCTGGCAGCGGCTTTGGAAGTCAGTTCCGCCGCCCGCGAGCTTGCCGCCTATCAAGACCTGCTGACGGCCTGCCTATGGGCTGAGGTGGCGGACGATCCGCCGCGTCGCCTGGAGAGCCTAGCGTATCCACACGAAGAGTGACCGCTCCCTTCTCGGGATCTGACAAGCACGTCACACTGTCCCGTTGGCGTCGCCGCAGCGGCCGATGGCCGCCCAGGGCGGCAGTTGGGAACGTCAGCTAGGGGTGGAAAATCGCCCTCCGCACCTATCCTTAATATGACAGGTCGCAGACCGCCTGCGTCGCCCAGGCGCTAGGTCGATCAGGGTGTCAAGCGAGCAGCGTCACGACATGAAACGTCGTAGAGTTCGGAACCGACGCGCAGTCTCAGTCGTCCATTAATCTTGTTGAACATGCCAAGTACCTCTGCCGCTCCGCTCTCCGCGATAAGCAACTGATCACCGATATCATCAAGGTTGGAGTAATACTGCGCGACGGGATCGCTCAGTTTGAAATTCCCATATGTTTTGTTCCAAGCTTGCACATACACGGGGTATTTCGTGACGCTCGCCGCAACATTGTCGATCGGAGCGGATGTGTCAGGTCGGTTGACCTGCTGAACTGTGCCCTTGCAAACGAGCGAGGTGGTCTTTCCTGAGCAACCAGCAAGCACGATCGCAGCGCCCGCGATCAAGACAATCCGAAGCATGAGGCGCCCCAATCCACGACCACAGAGCGACATACACCTGTAAGTCGACTGTCCCAATCTCCAAGATCGGTCTTCCCACGTTGACGATGACGGCTGACCCAGCGTCGTTTGCCAGAGACCGAACCATCATGATGTCCGACTAGGGTCGAGGGCGGTCTTGGGTGTCGCGGCCGATAGACGGCGTTGCGACGACGGAAAGCGGAACGTATTGAGCGCGCTAGGCCTTGATCCCAGGGAAACCAAGGAGACGGTCATGGCCGACAATCTCGCAGACCGCGGCCCGCAGGACCGCGCGCGCATCAACATCAACGAACCGCATGAAGTCCGTTATTGGACCGAAAAGTTCAACGTCACGGAAGATCAGCTGGCCCAAGCTGTCGAAGCCGTTGGAGTCAGCGCCGACGCCGTAGCCGCGCACCTGCAGCGCGGATCTTACTAGGCCCAGCCGTGCTCACGCCCCATGGCTACACCTTCACCGTTGAGGTGCGTGGTCAGAAATGGCGCGGGACCTGGAAGGTGGAGGGGCGCGACGTCTCCATCTCAAGCGCCTATGGCTCAGCGTCGCGCGCGCTGGGGCGGAAGGACCCTGCCAAAGTGGCGCAGGAAGCTCTGACAGAACTTGTCCATGCTTGGGTGCGCCGACAACTCTAGATCACCACGCGGGGCGGAGCATCTGTCAGATCCTCGAAATCGCCGATATCGAGGCCCTTGGCCACGACATCAGCCCTGGTCAGCACCTCAGTCTCCACCTCCCTCAGAACCCGCACCCGGACGCCGCGATAGCGCTGGCCGCGCACGGCTGAAGTCGTTTCGGTGCGGATCTCCGTGCCGTAGAGGCTGGCCCGAAGGTACAGCAGCCCGGGCTTCAGGCCCTCGTCGCCGCTGGTGGCCGCCTCGGCGGCCATGTCGTCGAGAAGCGCGTCGATCTCTTCCTTGGTCATCGCGCGGCGTCTACGGCGATTCCTGAACGCAGCAAGCCCCGCCGGCCCGAAGGACAAGCGGGGCCATGTTGGTCGCTCGACCCAAAGGGAGCGGCGGCCCGTAGGCCGTGGTCGGCTGCCGGTTCGGTCCGGCCGGCTGCCGGGCTATCGCCACCCTGCGCGCTTAAGCCAGGATCGCGGCCGCTGCGCCGCGTTGACCTCGTCGATCAACGAGATCGCGCCGCCGGCGCGCGCCCGCTCCGCCTCCTTGACCGCCTCTTGCTCGATAGAGAAGCGCATCAGGGGCTTGACGTAGACCTCCCAGATCATCCGACGCTCCTCGGCCGCCGACGCGGCGAGCGGCAGGGCACTGGGCGCCGGCAGGTCCGGCTTGGGCCGATCTTGCAGCGGCTCGCGGAGGTTAGCGGGGACCGGAATGGTCGGCCGCGCCGCCGGCGTCGCGCACGCGGTCAATGCCAGCGCTCCAAGCAGCCAGGTCGTCGTCAGGATCGGTCGAAGCATCGAGCGCATCTTGGGCCTCTTCAGCTCTGCGGTTGATGGATAGGGTCTGGACGGCGGTAGAGCCGGCGACGCCGGCCGCGGCCGTGCTGATGTCGGCCTGGACCTCGGCGGCGCCGGCGCGCACTTCCGCGGCCTGCCGCCGGCCGAAGGGATCGAAGTTCCAGGCCAGCGCCACGAGAACCGCCAGCACCAGCGTCACGAGGAGCCCGTCCACGAACGAGATCGTGGGCACCTTCATCGGAAGATCCTCACGCCCTTCGCAAGCCAGGCCGAGCGTTGATCCAGCCCCTCCTGCGCGCCCTGGACGGCGCGGGTGATGGCCTCGATGTCGTTCCGGTCGGCCTCGTCGTTCAGCGCCTTGTGCTTCCAGTAGGCGAGCGCGATCCTGACCGCCGTCTCGGGGATTGCAGCCAGCTCCGGCTCGGCGCGCAGCGGCAGTCCCGACCAACCTTCGGCCAGGCCGTAGTTCGCCTCGAAGGTGATCATGAAGATCCCGCGCCCGCGGTACTTCCAGCCGTCCCCCGGCCTCACGTTGCCGAAGCGGCCGCCATAGGCGTTGTTCGCGAGCGCCTCGGGCTTCCTGGCCAGCGTTTTGGCGAGGGCATTCGGAACTTTGACCTTCGCCTTCGGATCGACCGCATAGCGGCCGGGCCAGACCTGCGCCATGCGCTCGGCGGAATAGGAGAGATCCTCCTCGAACCGGGTGAAGCCCTTCGACTCGTGAGCCGCTTGCGCGAGGAAATGGCAGACCCGCTGCGGAGTCGTCAGGCCGGCCGCCACGCGGCCAGCTTCGAGCGCCGGCACGATGGCCAGGGCATTGGAGAGCGTGCAGCCGGGCGCGAAGGCCCGAAAACGGTCCTGGGTGATGATCACGGATCACCTTTCATCGATGAAAAAGAGGAAGGAGGGGCCGGGAGGCTGTGCTTGGCCTAGTCGGCGCCGAGAGTGTCGAGCCGGCGCAGCAGCGCGCCGCCATAGGAGGCCAGCAGGTAAACGAGCAGGCCAAGGAGCAGGAGAGCGTCACCGAGGCCCGGCTCCCGGCCCAGGGCGCGGCCAGGGCCGGCCCAAACGATACCCGCGGCGATGGCGGCCAGCCCGAGCCGCTGCGACATCGACAGCGACCCACCCCAGCCCAGCAGCGCCACGACAACGATGACAGTGACGATGAGCGCGCCCAGGGCGCAGGAGAGGATGAGCACCATATTCAGGCCTCCCCCGTGCTGATCCGAACCTTCAGCAGCGAGAGCGGGTCGCCCGCCACCTTCGCGAGCCAGGGCGCCAGGCCCGCGAGCACGATCATCCCGAATAGGCCCGTGAGGAACCCCACGGCTTGGCCAACCTCCGCCGGCGGCGCGCCCCAGGGCGAGAGCTTGCTCAACGCCCAGACGAGCGCCGGAGCAAGCCAGCAGGCGCACGCCAGACCGACGCCCACGCTGAGAGCCTTGCCGCGCACGGTCAGCTTCTCGCCGAACGCTAGGCTCAGCACGGCACCCGCCGCGCCCGGCGCGAGAGGGGCGAGTTTGGTCAGGACGGCCACGATCTGCGGCTCGCCCGGGTTGTCGGCCATTGGCCTCTCCTTCAATGTCAAACGTCACGGCGGAACTGCTGCGCAGCTCAGCGTTCAGAATCCCACTGGCCCAACCGGCGAGTGGAAGGGGGATGTGAATGGGCCGAGGGAGGGGAAAGGGTGCGCGACAGCCTCCGCGCGTCTGCGCCTACTGCGGCGGGCCGGGCAAATCCTCACGGGAGCACTATTTCCCTGAATGGATGCACCAGTATCTAGACCATCTGCCCAAGAGAATTACTCCGTCCCAGGGTGGAGGTTCGCATCTGCGGCTCGGCCAGCCCCTGCGCGCTGTTCCGGCGGTCACGCGCATCTCCAACCGTCGCAGGTTCGATGACACCTCTCCGCGCGTGTGCCAGGACTGCAATGTTAAATGGATGTCGCGCCTCACCAACGACGCGCGGGTCGTGCTTGAACCCCTACTCTTCGGCGACAAGTCAGAGATTTTTCCCGACGAGCAGGACCTGATCGCTCAGTGGGCGATCATGACGGCAATGACGATTGACACACGTCAGGGGACCGCCGCCGTGACCGATGAAGAGCGTCACCTGTTTCGGGGAAACCCCGATGATCGTCGACGCCCAGTCGATCCTGACTGGCGCGTGTTCATCGGAAGGCACACTGGCGACGATTGGAACGCCAAGTATCAGTGCATGAACCTGAATCTCTCGAACCAGGGCACACACGTATCATCGGTGAGTAACACGCTCTTCGCCCTAGGGCGTGCAGTGTTCCTCGTCATGTCGTTCTACGACCCGCCGCCCGATCTTAACGGCGTGTTTGAGTTCATGGGATTGGTTCAGATCTTCCCCTCGCATGGTGAGGATGTGATCTTTTGCGATCTTCAAGTGCAGGACGGCGTCGCCATGCACGTGATCAAGGATTTTCTGGCAAGCCTAATCGCGAGCTACCGCAGCAACGCTCAAATCTGGGCGGTAGAAAACCTGCTGCTCCCTATGGCTGAATAGCGTCAGGCCGCGAACTTGGCCTTCTCGACGTCCATGGGGATCAGCGCGACGGTGTCGATAGCATAGCCGTCGTTGTCGTGCGTGCCGTCCGGGGTCGACTGCTCGTAGATCAGCGCGCCGGCCAGCATCGGCACCGCGGCGCTCTCCTGACGGGTGATCGTGTAAGGCCCCGCACCCTCGACCTTAGCCACGGTCGCGCCAGTGTAAGTGCCGTCGGGGTTCTTGACGGCATACTGGTAGCCAACCTTCAGCAGCTCGCTCGTCACGAACTGGGTGAAGTTCGTCACCCCGTCGCCCACCGCCGTCACCACCTGGCCGGCCGGCTTGAGATTGCCCGGCCGCACCTTCCCGGCCGCATCGCCAGACCGGTAGGCGAAAAAGTCGACCACGGCCGTCAAACGCCCGCCCATCAGCGCCCGGATATGGGCGTTCGTCTCTTGCAGCGCCGTGGTCCAGGGCGCGGCGATCGTCTGGCCCTCGGTGGTGGTCCAGCGATCGGCCGAGGTCGGCGTCGCCGGGATCGTACAGCCCACCAGTCGAGCCCCAGGATACCGGGCCAGGAAGCGGTCAGCCCAGCCATTAAGGCGGGCGATCCACGCCGCTGACGTGGTCTGCTGGTCGTTACGGCCGTGCTGCATCCAACAGGCTGTCCAGGGATTGGCCCCACCGTTCATGGCCTTGACCTCGTCCATGACGTCCCAGCGCATGGTGGCGATGGTCGCGCCGGCCCCGGTCAGGTCGCGATAGGCCGCGGCGCCCGGCACGCCCATCACGAAATGCGGGGTGCGCCCGCGCGTCGTGTCGTTGCGGTCGAGCAGACGCCGGAAACTTCCCATGTTCCCGCGCGCGTCGGCCGTGGCGGCGATGCCCTGGCGGCCGTCGCCGATGCTGTCGGCCGGCATCAGCACCACCTCGCGGCCGTCCCAGCCCTTGGCGACCATGAGGTCAGGGCCGTAGGCGAGGAGCTGCGAGTTCGTGGCGTTGCCTACGGTATTGTAGAAGGCGTCGTAGGCGGCCGAGATCGGCGCATCGGCCGCGACCATGGCCTTGACGCCGGCCAGGCTGGCGGCCTGCCAGACCTTTTCGCCGCGATGCTTCTGGATGCGATAGGCCCCGAGGTAGTTCTGCCCGGCCTCGACGTGCCAATAGGTGATGACCTCGACGTCGCTGTCGCGCGGCATGTTTTCCGGCAGCACCACGCGAGCGAACCCGCCCTTGGCCCCCGAGGCGATCGTCAGGCCCGGGTTGACGCCAAAGCGCGCCGGGTAGTCGACGCCACCGACGCGCAGCACGACCTCGTCGATGACGATGTCGTTGCCGGGCAGCACCGACTCGGCCGGCGAGGTGTTGCCCTCGGCCAGGGCGAAGCCCGAGAAGTGAAGCAGGATGTCGTTGATGGCGTACTGCGGCGAGCAGAACTTGATGCGGCTGGCCAGGTAGTTGACGCCCGCCGTCGCCGGCATGACGAACCCGCTGTTCCACCGGTTGCGGGTGAAAGCGAACATGTAGCGGTCGGCCGCCATCGCCATGGTCTGGAAGGTCTTGGCGTGGTTCGGGTTGGTGGCGGGCGCGAACTTCTGCCGGATGGTCAGGGCGAAGTCGCCGGCCTTGAACGCCGAGGCCCCGCGCACGATCCGAAAGCCGTCCTGCTGGTTGCCCACCAGCTTCACCCGGCCGTCGTTGGGCGAGATGGAGACCAGCGCGCCGGGCTGGATACCGTCGGTGATGGTCAGCAGGACGGCGTCGGCCGCGACGTTGACCGAGAACGAGCGGCCGTCGAGCACCGGGTCGGGGATGGTCGGGATGGCCGCCGCCAGCGCCGCAGCGACGCGAGGCGCGACCAGGGCGTCGAGTTCGGCGTCGGTCGGCGTGTGGCCGTCATTCCCCTTCGGCCCCTGGCTCGTCACCGTCAACGACTTCGCGGCTTTCATGACCACGGTCCCGACAGTCCCGCCCGAGCTGGCCAGCACCGGGGCGTCGCTGTCCTGGCCGTCGACCACCAGCGCGAGGCCCAGCTCGATGGCGACCACCCCGACGGCGATGCTCTCGATGTCGTCGCCGTCGACGAGCTGCACCTCGAAAGCGAAGTCGCCGAGCGGATAATCGCGCGTCGCCTCGGCCGGGGCGCGGATGCCGATGCGGGCCTCGTCAGGCCAGAACGACAGGTGCTCGGCCGGCAGCGCGAAGCTGTCGGCCGCCCTACGCGGCTGCGACTGCGGCACGAGGGCGACACGCGGCGACATGCCGGCAAGGCCGGTTCGCGGCGTGCCGTCGGCGTTTTGCAGAACGAAATCCTGCGACCAGCGCGCGCCAGTGCGCACAGCCGCCAGGGGCGTCGTGATCCGCACCGATCAAGCCTCCTCTGTCGGGCTATCGGCCGCGTCCGCCAACGCTAGCTGCGGCGCCACGTCGGCGGCCCAGACGCTGACGACGGCGTCGATCTGGCGCGCGAGGACGTCGGCGTTCACGGACAGGCGGCCCGACGGCCAGGTCACAACCACAGCCTTCAGCGCCTCTGACAGGGCCGGCAGGGTGTATGACCCGCCCTCGAAGATGGGCCGGGCGGCGCCGTAGCGCAGGGCGACGGCTTGCGCCGCCTCCAGCGCCTGGGCTGCGGCGCGCCGCGCCAGTTCGGCCGCAAGGTCCTCTTGCGGCACGGTCGATAGATCGGTCATCCGATTGTTCCTTGTTGTCAGGGAGTGCGCTGCACGCGCAGCTCGGCGTGAATGCCGTTGCCGGTGATGGTCGGTCCGCTGCTGCGCCACAGGCGCAGCGCGTAGCGGACCGTTCCATTGAGGGTCCGATCAGGCAGTCGCATGAATGCGTCCATCGGCTCGCTCGACTGGATGTCGAGAAGTCCACCGCCGCTGTCTTCGATGGTCAGCAGGCCTGATGCGCGCACGGCCGTGGACCCGCCGGCGGTCGTCTGCTCGACGATTTCCCAGCCGCCCGACCAGGTGCCGGTCGTCGACAGGGCGCCGGCCACTTCCTGAGTGATCAGGAACTTGGCCTCCACGAGATCGCTGGCCGCGACGCCCGACAGGTCGAGCTGAACCGCGAGCGCATGCGCGCCGGTGTTCGGGGCCAGGTTGGACTGTTGCCCATAGCGGCCCGTGACGGCGTCAGGATTGCCCGACCCCGTCCCCAGCTCGGCCGTGCCGTAGTAGACCTTGCCGTCTGTCGCGAGCGCGAAATGGCCGTTGATCTTGGTCATGGCCGCCACGCTGATGGCGCTTGGCCCAAACCACCAAACCAGGTCACTCGACGACCCGAATCCCGGTCCCAGCGTCAGGCGCTTGCCCGCCACGTCGATGGAGACCGGAGCGCCGAAGAACACTTCGCCGCCGACGATCTTCAACACGTCGATCACAACCCCGCCGACCGTGTTGGCCAGCGAAATCGCCTTGGCGACCATGCGGATCAGCGAACCGCCCTCGTCGGCGACGACCTCGACCTTGGCCTCTTCCGATCCGCTGGATGCGGTCAGCTTAAGCCAGGCCACGACGCGCCCCTGCACGGTCGTCATCGCCGATTGCAGCAACCCGGTCGCGGCGCGTAGGCCGCCGAAGCTGGCCGTGGTCGAGGCGTCATAAGTGCTGATCGCCTGGTTCGCGTCGGCCAGGCTTTGGGCGATGGCCTGGCTCTTGGCCACCTGCACTTCTCCAGTCGGGCTGGTGAAGCGGGCGTCGGTCGTCGTCTGGTACGACGCGAACGAGGCCGACAAGGTCGAGTACGCCGTTAGCGCCGTGGAGGCGTCGGCCTGGGCGGCGCGAACAGCGGCGTCAACCGGATAGACGTCAGCCACTTGGATATCGATCGTCTTGGCCGAACGACCGCTGGCGTAGCCGTCCCAGGTGGCCATGGCATAGAAGGTCACGACGACCGGCGAAGGCACGGTGACCTTCTTGGTGAACCGTCGATACCCCGGGCCGCCCGCGCCGATCACACCGCCGTTGTCGGGATCGACGCCGCAGTCGATCCGTCCGATCTCGCCGCCGGGATACGAGGCCAGGAGGCCGCAGCCGCGCCAGTCGCCTGACGTGACCATGGCCTGGAACTCCAGGATCCAATCACCCGGCGTCAGGACGACGCTCTGCACGATCCCATACATCTGGGTCGCCGTCGTCGACCAGCGCGGGGCGTAGCGCCCGCCGGGCGCGGGCTGGCGTGTGGCGGCCGAGCCGTTCAGGTACTCGCTCCAGCCGTCGGGAATGCCCGCCGCCGCCGTGTACGCCCCGAACCGAGCGTTCGCGACGATGGAGTCTCCCTGCTGCATGGAGACGCCGACGCGGTCGGTCAGCACGGCCAGGCTGCTGTCGCTCGCCGCCTGCGCCAGTTCCAGGCTCGCCGTCCGGGCCAGACTGCTTTTGGCCGTCGACAGGTCGTTGAACGGCAGGGCCACCGCACCCTGGTTGACCATCACATACGAGAAGGTCGAGTTCAGGTGGCCGTTGGGCACGGCATAGCAGATTTGGAAGCCGTCAGGGACCTGACCCGCCACGGTCGCCGGCACGGTGACGCCCCTGAGTTCGGCGCGCTTGGCCCAGCTCATCACGCCGTTGTCGAGGAACACCGCCGCGCTGTTGCCCAGCTGAACGCCGCCGCGCATCCAGGTGAAGAACACGAACGCCCTGGCCGAGCCGGAGCTGCCGCCCGGGTCGCCTTGCAGGCCAAGGCTCCACACGTCGCCGGGGCTGGTCCCGTGGATCTCCGAAAGCAGGACCCGCGTGGCCCCGCTGGTGTTCGCCACCGCGCCGAAGTACGGGCCGTATTGCGGATCGTTGCCCACCACGAAGCCGCCCGATGGCGCGGTCCAGTACCGCAGGGCCTGAGGATCGGCGGCATTGCCGTTCCTCAGCGCGTTGGCGACGACGCGGCGGCTGGCCTCGAGGTCGCCGATGCGGGCCACCGCTGCGGCATTCTCGGCCGTTCGCAGGGCGACCTCGTCGGTCAGTCGCGCATCCGCGCCGTCCGCCTGGACCTCGACGTCGGCCAGGCGCTGGATCACGCCGGTTCCTGGCGTCTGAAGCAGAGCCAGGGCCTGGCCCGACTCTATCGACGCGGCCTGCGCGGCAGCTTCGACGGCGGCGATAGCCGGCTGCACCGACGCGCCGGCGTCAGCGACGATCTGGGCCGGGGTCTTGCCCTCGACCGTCCCCGCGTCGAGGCCGCCTGTCGTGGCGTCGGGCAGCGGGGTCGCGGTCGCGGGGTCTTCGACACCGCGAACCGTCCGGTAGCGGATGCGCGATTGATAGGTCGCGCCAGCCGCCAGACCATCGAGCGGCAGGCTCACGGTCGGGTTGTCGTCACCGTCGACAGCCAGGGAAGACACCGGCCATTCCCGCGAGCGCCATTCGCCGACGGTCGGCGCGATCTGCCGGTAGTCGACGATGACGTGGGTGGCGTGCTGGTTGGCCAGCACCACCTTGTAGACGATCACCGGCAGCGCGCCGTCGGGACCAGCGGTCGTGCCGCCCTCAACGCTCACGTCCTCGGCCGGCGGCGCGCCTGGCATCAGGGCGTCGTTGCCGGTCAAGGTCGGGATCGGCGGCGCCGTGGTCGTTTGGCCTAGCGCGAAGGCGTGCTTGGCCGTCGTTTCCGACCGCAGTTCCAGCGTCACCGAGAAGGTCGACGGATCGAACGCCCGCTTGGTGATGACGGCGAGCTGGCCGTTCAAGCCCAGGTCGGGGACGTTCAGCGTCAGGGCGTCGCCAGGAACGAAGCCCTTCCACTTCGGCCCAAGCCGAAGGGTGATCGGCCCGAACTCGCGGCTGTTCTCGATGTCGTAGCGGGCGAGCTGGCCCGCCTGGGCGAGATCCTGGACGTAGGGATAGTCGATCTCGCGCGTGCGCTGCTGGTTGCGATCCTCGGCCACGTGCGCGGCCACGATGATCGGATCTGCGGCGACGATTTCCCAGCCGTGCGCCTCGGAGCGATAGCGTGGAACCGCGCCATTGATCCGGTCGCGGCGGCCCCGCGTGCCGGCCGCCGAGCACGGGCCGACGATGTCGCGGGCCTCGACCGTCGCCAGCGACACACGCGGCGCGTTGACCATGCAGCCGATCTTGCCGCCCAGGGGGAAGCACTCGCCGCCGCCGGCCTGCGCCATGGAGCGGAGCACCGCCCACTTGTCATCCGTCGACCAGGCCGTGCCGCCGATCTTCCAGCCGTTGGCGTCGGCGATATTGGCGGCCTCGACGAACTGGGCGACGGGCAGGAAGGCCAGGGCCGCGCCGATGCCGAGAACCCGGGCGCCGTTCTGATAGCGCCCCATCGCCCAGGTCAGGGCGTGCAGCCACGGGTTCTCCGACCAGACGAAGGTGTTCTCGTCGTTCGCCCGGCAGGCCCCAGCGCCGCCGGGGTAGGTGCTGTCTAGACGGGGGTCGTACACCCTGGCGGCCCGGATGACGTACAAGGGCTTGACGTCGCTGGCGTAGACCTTCTGGTCGTACTCGCAGGCCGTCAGGCTGACGGCCATTTCTCCGAGCGTGTGTTGCGCAGTCCATTCGGGCGGATTGCCGCCGTGGTCGGCCGGGGTGTCCTTGGTGCCGGTGGCGGTGAAGCGCAGATAGCTGCGGCTGTCGGGCGCGCCCGTGCGGCGCACCTGCCACATGCGGTTCTTGTAGGTCCCGCTGGCACCTTCGCCCGCGTCCGACGTGAACGAAACGGTTTCGTCGTTGGTCGAGAAGCTCTCGAACCCATCGATGCGGACACCAGAGAGCACCGAATAGAATAGGCGGTACTTGTTGCCTTCCTTGAGCGGGCCGGTGACGGTTCCATAGACGATGCGTCCAGCGACAGCCGTCCGGCCGAACGGATAGGGCAGGCCTGACGACGGGTCATAGGCCTGCTGGACGGGGCTGCCGCCGGTGGCGACGCCGGGACGCTTGGTCAACAGCGTGCCCACGGCGGTCAGACCAGCGCCGACGCTGGACAGGGTGGAAAGCGAAGCGCCAAAGAGCGTCCAGCCGCCGCCCAAGCTGGCGACAGCGGAAGCCGAGGCGCCGAGGAGGCCGACGCCCGCCGCCGCGCCAATGCCGGTGGCGATCAGGGCGGCGCCTGCGATCACCATGCCGGCGGTCTTGAGGGCTTTGGCCATTAGATGACGCTCCACACGATGGCGTCGGTCAGGGTCGGTTGAATGATCGCGCAGCAGTCGCTGTCTTGGTGCCAGCCCAGGGCTCGGCCGTTGGGAAGCGCGATCCACAGCGCCGGCAGGGCGTCCTCGCCGGGGACGGCGATGATGTCGCCCGGCAGCGCGCGGGCCAGCGTGGTTCGCACCAGGCCCATGCTGTCGAGCGCGGCCTCGACGCTGTCGAAGCCCAAGGCGTTCAAGCGGCGCAGGCCACCGACCATTGAGCGGTATTCGCCCGACTTCGGCAGCTTGGAGCCGTAACCCAGCTTGCGCAGGACGAACGAGGCCATGCGGACGCAATCGTTCGTCCCGGCCCGCAAGGGGCGGTCCTTGAAGCGACGCACAACGGCGTCGGCCGCCGCGTGGCGGCGAAGAAGGGTGGTCACAGGATGGAAACCCCTACGCGGCGCAGGATGGCCTTCTGCGCGTCGCTGACGACGTAGCTGCTCGCCCCGCCGGCAACGGCGCGCGAGCCTTCCTTGCCCCAGGGCAGGTTCGTCGGGTCAGCGGTGTGGAAGTCGAGGCCTTTGTGATTGGGCCAGACCGATTGCAGCCAGGACGACGTCAGGCGAACCCCTTCGTCCTGCTCGAATAGGCGCTCGAAGATCGAGACGATTTCGACGTCGACCGACCGCTCGCCCTTGTCGATGTTGATGGTCGCCACGTCCCATTCCCCGACGAACAGCTCGTAAGGGTTGGGGATGACCAGGCCCGTTGTCCGGTCGATCGCGCCGACCATCAGCGTCGTGGGCGACCCTTGGTTCAGCGCCGAGGTCAGCGCCGCCGCCGCCGTGTTGGTCGGCGGCTGGAACGTCAGGGTCAGGTGCGGCGCCTGCGTAGGGTCGCCGTCGGAAAACTCGCTGATCCCCGAGCAGACGCCATAGACGTCGTCGCGCCCGGCGAACCACCGGTTGCCGATAAGCAGGCTTCCAGCGCCGTCGAGCAGGCACATGTCCCGGTCGGGAAACTCCACCAGCATCGCCCCGAAAAGGGCGACGTTGGCTTTCTCCAGCTCGGCGGCGAGTTGCGGGTGTAGCTCGCTCATGGCTACTCCCGCTCGACCAGGGTGAAGGAGAGGCCGACCTCTTCCGCGAGATCCGGCTCCCACGCGCCTTCGTTGCCTTGCACCAACCCCTCGATCTTGGGGGCGGCCAGCTCGATCACGGCATTGTCCGGCGGGACGATCCGCAGCATCGGCTCGATGGTGACCGTGACCGCCCCGAGGTTCGAGGCGACAGCGTCGGCCGTGATCATGTGGAGGTAGCGCCGCCCGCCCGCGTTCAGCGAGAAGAACCAGCCTTCCTTGATCGCCTTGTTCGGCGGCAGGCCGTCCAGCGAAAGCACCGTTCCGCCTTGACCCGCACCGTTGACGCGCGGCGCGCCTTCGTCGCCTACGCCGTTGCCGAGCTGCGGCCAACCGAGCACGCCGCTGGACCGCTTTGCCTGCAACAGCCGCGAGACCCAAACGCGGGCCTCTTCCTGATCGAGCTTGGGCAGTTCGACAGCGAGAGCGAAGCGCGACCCCAAACGCTCGATGCGCTGCACCGGGCCGCCCAGGTAAGGCGTCAGGTCGCCACCGTAGTCGACCAAGCGAGGCCTGGGCGACAACGGCAGGGGACACGTAGGGAAAAGAACGGCCATTAGGCCCCCGCGATACGGTAACGGTTCTGGCTCCGAGCCGCGCTCATGGCGCGATCGGCCCCGGTCTGAGACGCGGCCATGCCCGCGCCGACGGCGATGGGCGTGGCCTCCTGTCGAACCTTGGTGGTGAAATAATCCGAGGCCTCGGTGACCACATGGATGACCCGGTCGCGCCCGACGTAAGGCGTCGCTGCTGTGCCGTTCAGCGCGCGGAGGCTTGCCCCGCTACTGATGACCGTGGCCGGTCCTTTGACGATCTCCGGCCGGCGCTCGCCCGCGATGCCCCACTCGCCGGCCCCGATCGAACCGCCGCTGTCGAACATGCCCGCAAAGCTGCTTGCGACCTTGGCCACGGAACTTAGGAAGCCGCCGCCCGAGCCGCCGCCGGCAGAGCCGAGCTTTTGCAGCCAGGTCGCCAGCTTGTCGGCCAGGCTGTCGAGCAGCTTGGCCTTCACCCGGTCGCCGAAATAGTCGGCCAGCGATCCGGCCCCACCACGGGCAGCGTCGAAAGCCTCAAGAATGTTGGCCTTGAGGTCTTCCTTCTGGGCGTTCGCGAGGGCCGCCCGCGCCGAAGCCTGGGCGTTGGCGAGGCCAGTGCGCAGCCTCTGCTTGTCCTCTTCGGAAAGCGACGGGTTACGCGCCATCTCGTCTGTCAGGCCGGCCGCCTCTTGCGCCTGCCGCAGTTCGAGCGCCCTGCGTTCGAGAGCGGAGCGCTCGGCGAACGTTTGCGCCATCTCGATTTGCGAGGCCAGAATGTCGGCCTCGAACCCGGCTAGCGTCGTCGACAGACGGTAGGCTTCGGCGCGCTGCGCCTCGTCGCGCTCAGTCTCGATCAACTCCCGTTCTGCCGCCCTGGCTTTACCCTCGGCCGCGCGGATCTGGTCGGCCTGGGCTTGGGTCAGCTCGTCCTTTTTGACGGCGAGGCGCAGGTCTTCGTCCCGAGCCTTCTCATCGGCGGCGATCCTGTCCAACTCGATCTTGGCCCGCTCGGCGGCGGTGTTGGCCAAGCGCTGGCGAGCGCCAAGCTCGGCGTCCTGCGCCGAGGCCATCGCCGCGTTGAACCGGTCGGCCTGACGGGCGGCGAGGTCGGCCGCCTTTTCGGCTTCCGACTTGCCACCCTTCGCACCGCTGCTGCCGCCACCGACGGGCTTGAGTAGGTCCGGCGTCAGCTTGAAGCCATCCGGATCGGCAGGCTTGCCGGTCGCCGCGTCGGCTTTGGCCTTCGCGCGGGCGTTCTGCTCGCCGGCCAGGATGCCAAGGGCGTTCCTAGCCGGCGTCGTATTCGCGCCGAAGTCGCCGTACATCGTTTGGGCTTGCTCGCCCTTGCGGCTGGCGTCCTTGCGCAGCAAGCCTTGCAGCTTGACGATGTCGGCGTCGCTCATCTTGCGGACGAGCGACGGGTCGGCCAGCAGGTTCTTGACCGCCGTGACGCGGTTGCCACCCTCGACTGCCTTGGCCATGCCCGCGATACCCGTGGCGACATACCCGACGCCGACGGCCGCCAGGCCGCCTGTCATCAGAGCAGCACCCGCCCCGCCGCCAGCCGCGCCAGCAGCAGCGCCGCCCGCACCGGCCGCGCCCGCTGCCGCGTTGGCGGCCGCGACGCCAGCCATCGCCGTTCGCGCCGCCTGGGCGTACTTGATGAGCTTGGTCAGACCCTCGATCGCGGCGGCGATCGGCCCGCCGGCGGCTACCAGCGCCACCAAGGCTAAACCGCCCATCTGCACACTGCTTGGCAGCTTGTTGAACTCGACGAGCATGGCGTTGGCGGCGTGAGCCACGTCGGTGGCCACCGGGAGGAAGTTCTTTCCCAACTCGACCGATGCATCGCGGTATTCAGCCCGCATTGCCTTCAGCTGGTTTGCCAGGCTGTCTTTAGTCTTGATCGCATCGCCGTCGGTTTTGATCGTGCCGGCCATGATTAGGTTCAGGCGGGCGACAGATTTCGCCGCTTCTGACGCGTCTTCTGCATTGCCCTTAAAGCCCAATCGCAGAAGCTCAGCCTTCACCGCCGCTTCGTTGAGCGCTACGCCGAACCGCTTAAGTGGCTCGGCCTCGCCAGAGATACCCGAGAGGATTGCCTGATAGGCCTCCGCGTCATCCACGTTCCAGAGCGAGCCGATGTCCACTGATCGCTTCTGAATCGCTTGGGTCGCTTCAAACGCCTTGTCCGCCGCGAGGCCAACGCCTGTCAGGATGAGCTGCGTCTTCGCCATTTGGGCTTGGGTTTCGTCGAGCGCCCGCCCGACCTGGCCGCTGTAGGCCTCGGCAAACTTCTGCGCGACCGGCGCCATCTTGCCGAACGCCACCTCGAAGGCGTTGGCGGTTTCGCTGGCGTCGCTCGCGGCCTTCACCGCATAGGACGTCACCGCCCCGAACGCCACGCCCGCCATGAGCGAACCGCGCCCGAAGGCCTGTCCCATCTCGGCCGCAAGCTTGTCGTACTCGCGTTGAGCATCGCGCGCCGTCTGGCGCACATTGACCAAGGCCCGCTTGTTGGCGTTCTCCAGACTGCGGAGATCCGCCGACATCTGGTAGACGAGTTGTTCCAGGTCGGTGCGGGCCATTGGGGCCTCCGGTCAGATGACCGAGGCCGCGCGGGTGCTCAGCCCGGCGCTATCCGCACCAAGCCTTGACCAAGGCCTCGAATTGTTGGGACGGCATGTCGCCCTGCACGATCAGGGCGTTGGAGGTCCGGGCGGGATCGCCACGGAAGATGAAGTGCTGCCCACTGGCCGTTCCACAGACGGCGGGTTCGTGAACACCCTGGACGATGCGACTTTCGGCAGGTGTAAGCCCGTGCGCCCGCACTGCCGCCTCGGCTCGCGCCTGCAACTCGCGCTCGCCTTTCTCTCGCGACTGCCGCCCGCAAAAGGCCAGCGCCAGCACTACGAATAGGAGCGCAGCCATAATCTGAATGAGCTTCATGATTCCCCCGTCTAGACGGCGCGCCAAGCACCGCCCGACGGGGGCTCCAGAGTCAACCAAGGCGCGCCATACGCTCCCGATGCTCGGCGCTGCTGGGAGCGCGCGCACGGGGCGCTTCGCCGTTGGCGATGTTGTGCGCCCGCAGGAGGGCCGCGAACTGCCAAAGGCTCAGCCGGTCTACATCGTCCGGCTTAAGCCCCATGGTCAGGCCGTTGCCGTAGATCGACGCGAACCGGATCTTGCCCTTGGGGAGCGCGCCGGCTTCTTCGCGCCCCCCGCCGGCTCCCCCAGCGGCTCGTCAGGCACTTCTCCCAAGCCAGCCTTGACGATGCCGAAGGCGAGGGCCAGGTGCGTCTTGAAGTCGACGACCGGGTCGACCCGCGTGCGAACCAGAGCGCCGGCCGCGATCTCCGACATTCCGCCGCCGACGAGACCCTGCAGGATCGGCTCGCGCACGTCGTCGATGCGCCAATCGCCGATGGCGCCCATCGCGGCCGCTTGGGTCAGCGTGACGCCTTTCTCTAATACCGTGGCGATGGTCACGAGCCGCCGATAGATTTCGCCCGGGCCGGCATCGCATTTTTCTTGGATGCGACGCCATTGGGCGAGCCCCAGGCGAAACAGATACTCGTCATCGCCCCAGACGAGCGTAACGGAACCGTCGCGGCTCATGATCAGCCTCCGGCCGGGGCCGCGAAGGTGATTTCGAAGTCAGGATCGGCGATCGCGAGCGAGATATCGAACACCTGATCGTCTTCCGAGTCACCGCCGAGGCTCATGCTCTCGATCTGCCACATGCCGGTGATGGTGAAGCCCGTCGCGGCATCCTCGATCAGCTTCCCCGAGAAGGCCGTACCGGTCTGCCAGAGCTTCACGAGGGTCATGGCCGACGGGATGTCCGCCGTCCCGGCCCCGGTGAACTTGATGTCCTGCGACTTCACCCTCCGCACCGGTCGCGCCGGGGCCTTAGGGTCGGTGCATTTCTTCCTCATGCTGGTCGACAGCTCGTTGGTCAGGTCGACCTTGCGGCTCGTGTTGATCGAGCAGGACAGGTTGTAGTTGGCCGGCACTGCGGGGTCTTGGAATTTGAACCCCAGCTGGTGGCCGGCCTCGCCAGCGACGTAATCGCTCATAGTGCTTTCTCCGCTTAGTGCTGGCCGATGGGCCAGCGGGTTGCTAGCCGGCCCCGTGGACGGTCCAGCGAATTTCGGTGACGAAGTGCTCGACGGTCGGGTCAGGGTCGCCAACCGGGCGCGACCTGACTTCCTCCCAACTGCTGACGCGCCAGCCGTTCAGCGGTAGGGGACGCACCAGCTCCTTGATGACGGCGTCGGCCAAGGCCCCGGCCTTAAGGGTGCAATCCGGGCCTTGCGCCCAGCAATGGACCGTCAGGATGATGTCGGCCGACACGCCGCAGCCCCGGCCGCGAGGAACCCGCTCCGGCGCGCCGAAGGTGATGCGCGGATAGACGGCGTCGAAGTCCTGGCCCCGGGCGTAGATCGCTGGCCCGTCCGCCGTCGCGAAGACGATGGCCAGGACGTCGGCCGACGCGACCAACGCGGCATCGGCCGCGATCTGGATTTCTACGGTTGGGCTGGTCATCGGAGCGCTGCGATTTCCTTCGCCGCCTTGCGGGCAGCCTTGACCATCCGCGTGCGCAGCACCTTTCGCCACGCACGGATGGTGGGGAAAAAGAAGGGTTGAGCCCGCGTGCCGGGATGGGTCCGCCGGGCCTTGCGGCCGTGCGTCTTGTGCTGCTTGTAGTCAGTGGCGCGGGCGCCCACGCGCTGCGTCCGAACGCTGCCAGACGTGCCGAACTCCACCCAGCGGGGATAGAAAACCTTGTTGTTGCCGGCGAAGACCGAGAACAGAAGGCCCGCCCGATTCAAGGCCGAGCCCCAACGGCTCAGGCCCTTGCTGCTCGCGCCGAAAGCGCCGGTGGCGCTGGTCTTGGGCGGCTCGCCCTCGCAAGATCCGATCGAGGTGCGCAGGTCCCCGCTGTCGGCCGGGGCTGCCCGGCGGATGGCGTCGGCGAGGTCTTCGGCACTCATCTCCAGTTCGTCGGCAATGGCCATGCGGACGCTGTTCGGAAGCGCGGCGAGCTGCCGCGTGAGGCGGTCCAGGCCCTTGACCTTGCTAGCCATCGCTGCCGCCCATCTCCAAGGTCAGGGTGCGCCAGCGATCATCGCCGGCAAGGTCGAGCGGCGGGCTCTTGATGTCCCAGGTTCGCGCTTCATCGCGAGCGTCGACCACACGCATAGCCGCCGTGATCTGGCGCACGACCGAGTCGGCCGGAACGTCCAAGATCCAGACCGACACCCCGGCGGCGCGGTCGGCGATCACGCTCTCGCCACCGCGCTGCGGCAGCAGACGCACCCGCCGGTCCGGGCAGAACGTGACCCACTCTTCCTTGATGACGCCCCCGACGCGCTCACCCTTGCGGCGCACCTCGAAGCGAACCCGTTCGCGCAGCTCGCTGCGCCCGGGCGGTTTCCAAGCCATAGCCGATCATCTTTCAGCGAGCAGACGCTTGGCGTCCTCGCGGTTGGGCGTGGCCACTGTGACGGCGCGCCCCAGGCCGATAGCCTGGCCAGCACACTCGCGCGTAACCCGCCGCACCTGGCCGGCCTTGTAAGCCGTCGTCCTGCGCCGGTCGGCGGCAGGGGTGAAATCGTGGTCAGAGGTGAAGCGAACCCAGGCCATGCCTAGACCCTTAGCCACCGGTAAGGGTCGACGAGCATTCGCGCCGAGGCCGGCAACCGCGCCGCGTCCAACTGACCACCCCCGTAGAGAACGCTGAGCACGATCAGCGACGCGACCTTGAAAGCCGCTTCGGGAATGTCGCCCTCCGGCACGGTGGCGATGTTGCAATGCTGAAGCACCGCGGCGACCGCAGCGTTGCTGAGAACCTCGATGTTGGTGTCGTCGTCAGCGTGCAGGACGTTGAGATGCACCTTGGCTTCGTCGAGCGTGAACAGAGGCCCCGTGGCGGTGACGACGACGTTCAACATGATCAGGCCTCGGCGATCGGCTCAGGGGTGACCTCGTCGGCCAGCTTCATGCCGAGGGCCTTGCTGACGGCCTCGACGCCCGAGAAGGTCGGGTCGTTCAGTTCGACGAGGTCGGTGTCAGGGGCATCGGCTTGCTTGTCGGCGGTCTTGGCCATGGGGGTCTCCTTTGTTGGCCCGGCTTGCCGAGACGGGTAGCGCCCGCCTGGGAAAGCCGGGTCGGCACTGAGCCGACCCGGTACGAATGCCGATGTCAGGTGTTGGCGGCGATCTTCAGCGCCCGCATCGACTGCGGGTTCTTCACCCCGCCGCCGACGCGCTTGGTGACGTAGAACATCACGAAGGGCTTGTTGGTGTAGGGGTCGCGCAGGACGCGGATGCCGATGCGGTCGATGACCAGATAGGTTTCGCGCATGTCGCCGTAGAGGGCGGCGATGTTGTCGGCCGCGACGTTGGGCATGTCGGGCGTATCGACCACGGCCTCGCCCGCCAGCGTCGCCGGCTGGCCGGCCTGGAAGGACGGCTGCCACAGGTAGTTGTTCTGGCCGTCCTTCAGCAGGCGCGCCTTCGACTGCGTCTGGCGGTTCATGAAGAACTTGGCGTTGGCCGAGTGCGCCTTGGGCAGGTCGTAGATGATCGAGATGATGCCGTCGCCGGTCAGGGCGGCGGCCGCCCCCGAGTTCACGACGGTGATGGCGCCCCAAGGGTGCTTGGCCGCGTTGGCGGCGCCGGTCACGTAGGTCAGGACGCCGAACGGCTTGTTGGTGCCGTTGCCCGAAAGGAAGGCGATGGCCTCCTGGCGCGCGAACTCGGGCTCGATTTCGTTCTGCAGCCAGGCCTCGATGTCGATCTCGCTATCGTCGAGCAGGGTCTGCGTCGCCGAGGCGTTGGCGTAGAGTTCGCCCGGCAGGAAATCGAGGATCGACAGGCCCGGCGTGCCGGTTTCCGGGCGCGCGGCGGTTTCGCCGACCCAGCCCGAGCCGATCACGCGGTCGTTGAAAAGCTTCTTGAAGCCGGCCTTGGAAATCGGCTGGACAGTGGCGTGCTCGCGGATCGGCGAGACCAGCTTGAGCTTATCGCTGATCGTGCGATCCCACTCGACCGGGGCGGTGTAACCGCCGTCGGCGTCGCTGCCGCGCGACATGGCCGCCTGGATGTCGCCGGTACGGACGTGGGCGTTGAAGGCGCTGGCGTACTCGATCTGCTCGGGCGAGCGGCGGTCGGAGATGTCGCCCGTCCGCTGCGCCGCCATCTTGGCGTTCAGGTCGTCGATGGCCTTCTGGAAGTCGCCGACGGCGGCGTCGATCTTCTGCACCTTCTCGTCGAGAACGGCGTCGGCCTTGCCTTTCAGCTTCTCGTCGTTCGCGGCCTTGAAGGCGTCGAACGCGGCTTGCAGCTGGCCGATCATGGCCTTGGGGTCGTTCACGTCGGCGCGGATGCGCTGACCGATGATGGCGCGGGGGAAGGCGTGCGCCATGGCGCCAGCCAGGATGGCGGGCGGCACGGCCGCGGCGAGGGCGCGCGAAGTCGCGCCGGCCGTAGCCGGCGTCACGATGGTCTTGTTCATGAGGGTGCCTTTCAGGCCTGGAAGGATGCAATCAGCGCGGCGAGATCGCCGTGCCAGTCGGTGTCCCCAGCGCCGGGCGTGGGGGGCTCATCGTGGGCAGCGCCAGGCGTGCCCTTGATCTTGTTGATGCGCTCGCGCGCTTGGGTGCGGGTAAGGCCGGCGGACACGAGCTGAAGCTCCATCGCCCGCAGCTCGTTGATCTGACGGTCGCTGGCCTTGGCCTTCTCGTCGGTCGTCAGCTTGTCGGCGGACAGGAGGGCGTCAGCGAACTTGCGCTCGATGGCCTGCGAGCCGGACATGAAGGTCTCGGCGTCCATCCACTTGACGATGTCGGCCACCTTCTGGCCGGTGCGCGCGGCGTAGACCTCGGCCATGGCGGCATCGAACGGGGCGAGGAACTCGGCGGTCTCTGCCATGTCGTGCCGGTTGCCCATGGCGAGCACCCAGCAATTGTGGATCATGATGAAGGACGCCGCGCCGATCTCGACCCTGTCGCCGGCCATGGCGATGATGGACGCGGCCGAGGCCGCCATCCCCATGACCTTGACCGTGATCTCCTGCGAATGCTCGCGCAGGACATTGTAGATGGCGATGCCTTCGAACATGTCGCCGCCGGGCGAATTGATCTGAACCTCGACGGGGCGGTCGCCGATGGCGCGCAGCTTGGCCGCGACGCCCTTGGCCGTGACGCCGCCACCCGTCCACCAATCCTCGCCGATCGTCTCGAACATGGTGATGACGTTGTCGCCCTGGGCCAGGGCGCGGACGCCTGCGGCGTCCTCGCTCCAACGGTCCAGCACGCTCGGCGTGGTGAAGGCCTGCACGTCGCGGCGGGCGGGAACGGGCAGCGCGCCCGGTCGGGCGCTAGCGTGAATTCGCAGCGGCAGGCGGCTCATCGGCGTCCTCTTGCGGTTGGCTGGCGGGCTTGGCTTGAGAGCCCGGGTTGAGCTTGTCGCCGCCGTCGCGGGCGGGTAGGTCGTTGAGGTCGCGAACCTCGTTTTGCGTCATCCAGCCGGGGGCGCCGCCGGCCCCGAGGGCCTTGGCGAAGAACTCGCCCTGATCCTTCACCGAGCCCCGCAGCAGGGCGTTCGGGTTGAACTTGATGGAGAAGCGATCCTTCTCGGCGTCTGCCAGCATCGAGCGCTCAGCGGCCTGCTGCCAGGCCTCGAACCAGGGGTTCAGGGCGTACTGGACGAAGAACTGGCCAAGCGCCGTGACGCCCGAGCCCCACGACGTCTCATCCACCATCAGCAGCGGGCGCGGTACGCCCGTGACCCGGGCGATTTCCTCGACCTGCATCTTGCGGAAGGCGGCCAGCTCGGCGTCGCGAGCGGTGGAGCCGACCGCACCCCACTTCATCCCCTCCTCGAGGATCATGCTTTGCCAGGCGTTGTCGGCGCCTTCCTTCTCGGAAAGGCTCTCCTTCAGGCGGCCGTAAGCCGTCTCCGACAGCGATCCTGGATGCTCCAGCACCCCCGAAACGAACGCGCCGTTCTTGAACAGTCGAGCGGAGGCCAGCTCGGCGCTGATCGCCAGGCCGATCGCCTCGCGCGCCTGCCGGACCAGCGAAAGGCCGCGGAAGCCGTCGAGCGACAGACCTCGCAGGTGGAAGATTTCGCTGGCGGCGAAGACGCGGCGTCCGCCTTTCGGCGGGGAGTACTCGTAGGTAACCGACCAGTCGTCGGCCTGCACTGGCTTCACCCAATCTGGATTGAGCGGGATCAGCCGCACCGGCTCGCTTCGACGGCTGCGCACCTGATAGCTGCGGACGATCAGGGCGTAGGCATCGCCGTAGACCAGCGCTCGGAGCTGCATCAGCGACCGGAAGTCGAACGCCGTCTGCCAGCCGTTGGGCTCCCTGTGCAGGAGCCGATAGAGCGCATGGCCCGTCGCCTTCTCCTTGGTGGTCTCGTCGATCACCTGGAAAGGCAGCATCCCGATCGCGTAGGAAATCAGGCTCAGCGCCCGGAACATCGCCGGGTTACGCAGCGCGGTCTCGACGTTCACCGTCGCGCCCGAAGCCGAGGCGTAGCCGCCACGGAAGAACTCGGCGATCAGGGGATCGGACAAGGACAGCGCTAGAAGGCCCGCGGCGCTGCCGCTGGACGGTCGCGAGCGCAGCGAAACGGTTTCGCCCTCGGAGAGAACGAGGGGACGGGGGATGGCCATTCGCCCTCCTCAGATTTTGCGAATGCCGCGGTCCTCGTAGACCGAGCGGCCGTTAGCCGCGACGGGGTTGCGGCTCATCAGGTCGAAGGCGTTAAAGCTGGCGATGAGCGGGTCGATCTTGGCCGAGCCCGACACCTGCTTGGTGATCAGCAAGGCGTTGCCCCGCTTCTCGCCCTTGGCGTTGCCTACGCACCAGTTCATCAGCCGCGAGCCGCTGTGAAACAGCGCTAGAGCCTTCAGCTTGCGCTCCATGCCCCACACGCTGCCCGACAGCCGGTAGCCCTGCGGGATAGAGACCGCCTGACCGCCGGCCGAGATGCCGGCCAGGTCCAAGGCGTCAACCAAGTCGGCGACGCCCGCCGGGTCGAGCCCGACGGCCCCGGTCTCCGGCAGCAGGCCCGCATCGCGCAGGCGAATGCAGATGGCCACGATGTCGGCGATGTCGTCACCAGGGGTTTCGCACGCGACGAGGTCCTTATCGGCCTCGAACTCTCGGAGTTGGGTGACGATGTCCTTTCGACGTTCGAAAACGTCCGTCTGCGCCCAGGCCCGGTTCCACAGCAGGAAGTCGCGGGTCTCGCGACAGCGACCCATCACGGCGAAGCCGAACAGGTCGTCCAGGCCGCCGCCGTCGATGCCGACGGTGCAGACCTCGGAGCGGCGCATCAGCTCGTCGAGCGTCAGCGTCGTGTCGGCCGTCGCTTCCCAGTAGTCGGCGCCGCGCCAGCGGTTATGCGCCAGGCGCAGGCCGATCTCGACGTTGAGGTGCTTGGCCAAGAAGACCTGCAACTCACCGCCGGTGGCGTTGATCACCTTTCGCAGCTCGTCGGTCAGCCACTCGACGTCGACCGACCGGCCGATGTTCGGGTTGGTGACGTAGAAGTTCTTCGGCAGCAGATACGCCTTGGAGGCGATCATGCTTTCGGGGAACTCGTAGAGCACCGGCAGGAAGCGAGGATCGTCGATCTCGCCGTCGCGGACGTCGCGGGCGTAGTCGAGCTTCGCCTTGAACACGCCCGCCGGCTCTTCGTCGGCCTGCGTCGTCAACCAGATAACGAAGCCTTCCGGCCTTGAGACCAGGCCGCCGGTCGCTTCCCGCAGCATGGCGTCGGCCTTGGGCCGCTTGCCGAAAATCCAAAGCTCGTCGACCAGGACGAATGACGATTTGACGCCTGACACCGTGTCGGAATCGGCCGCGATGACCTTCAGGATAGCTTTGGTCTGCCGGTGCGTGATGGTGCGGGTGTGCTCCTGGACATGGAGCAGCGCCGCCAGCGCGTTGTCGGCGCGCACCATATCCCGGGCGGGCGTAAATGCGTTGTTCGCCACCTCAAGGGTTGGCGCCAGGATCAGCAGCAGGGCCGAGTGTCGCCAGTTTCGGATCAGCGCGGTGAGCATGATCCCGGCAGCGATCGTCGACTTGCTGTTCTTCTTGCTGATGAGCAGGAAGAATTCGCGGATGAGCTGGCGTCCCGCGTCGGCATCGTAGGCGCCGAAGATGGCGCCGACGAAGTCGAACACCCACTGTTCACAAGCTTCGCCGAAGGTCGGCTGACCTGGAGCATCAACGATCCGTAGTGACTTGAAGACTGCCAGTGCCTCTTCGGCCTCATTGGCGAAGAGCGGAGCGGGAATCAGCGAGCGGCGTCCGACTATTCGCTGCTCCCAGTCGACACACGCGGTGTCGAAGGCCATCAGCTATTGTCCACCGCAAGGCGAGGTCCTCGACGCGGCGCGTAGATTCCGCCTGCTTCGACAACCTCCTGGGCGGCTTGGTTCCGTTCCTCCTTTTTACCCACCTGGGGACCGGCTTCCGAGAGCGTCTTCGCCGCGAGGGCAAGTGCACGCAGCACGTCCGACCGCTGCTTCAGCGACGTGGCCTGCCGGAGCGCCTCGCACTGCTTGGCCTGATCCCCGCCAGTAGCCTGAACGATGAAGGCATCGAGTTCACCGATATTGCAGGTCGTGGCCTCGAGCTCGTCGAGCAGGCGAAGAACCAGGTTTCGGCCGCGCCCGATGATCGCCACCGGGCTAGCCGCAGCCGCCGTCAGGGCGGTTCGCGGTGAGCCCCCAGCCGCATTGGTTGACGCCGGTGCGCGGTGCGTACTTTCGGGCCGGGCCGCGCGCTCCCACCCGCCAGACTTGGCCCTCTTGCGAATGGCGCCATCGGACACACCGTACCACTTCGCCATTTCACGCAACGACATGGATCCGTTACGGAAATCGTGCTCGATCGCCGCCCAGTCGATCGCTTGTTTTCGATCGGCCATGAGCATCGGCGCGTACCTGTACGCACCCTCCTATTTTGTGAGCCCGGGAAAAAATCTGCGCGTGCGGGGGTCGCCGGTCTTCCGCCCAGAGGCATCCAGACTTTTGCCCCCCCCCCTCCCGTTGCCCCACATGGTGGGTGGTTAGGGGGCGAGGCGCCGTTGGCGCTCCAGGCGCTGCTTCCAGCCGTCGTGACAGGCCTTGGTAAGGGTCTGGAGGTTGGCCTCCGACCAGAAGAGGGCGGGGTCGCCTCGATGCGGCTCGATGTGGTCGCAGACCAGATCGCTAGTGTCGCATTCGATGCGGGCGCAGCCGCATTGGCAGGTGAAGAGGTCGCGTTCGAACACCCGAAGGCGCAGGTCTTTCCAGCGCTTGAGGTTGTACCAGCCGCGCCAGGGTTCGGCCTGGGGGCTGTGGCCCTGTTCATCCCGGCGGAAGGCCACTCGTACAGGCAGGGCCGATAGGCGTGGCGGGAGCGCTGAAAGCTTCCCCACTATCGAGCCGGCGGTCGCGTCGGTGACGTTTGCCGCGTAGTCCCATTCCTAGCCATTGCCGTAGCTCCGAACATAGGGTGGAGGCGCAGTTAACGTGAGTAGCAATTAGCCCTGAAAGTTCATGGGTCGGTAAGCGGTACGCTGAAGGTTGTTTCTCAGAAACCACCCTTAGGAGATGAAATGCTCATTTTAGCGATTGTTGCTGCCGCCGTGACCGCTGCACTTCTCTGGCTAGCTAACAAGGTTCACTACGACAATGCGCTTAAGGTGGGGCAGAGTTTCGAGGCCCACGTGATCGACAGGGCCAAGGCGTGGGGGCTGCGCGCACTAGCTGCGATCACATTCACGGTGGCCGGCGTCAGCGCTCTCTATGCCTGGGACGCTGAGACAACCTCTTCGGCATTCAGCTTCATCGGTTCCGTGATCCAGCGGATCAAGGCGTAGAAGTAAAAGAGCCCCGCAGGTGGACCGGCGGGGCTCTCTGGTGGCGCAAAGCGACACCGTGAACGCATTTAGAACTTGTTCGCGCGGATTGGTCAAGTGGGTTCGGCTCCGGGCACAGCTCCCTCACTGCTCGCCCTCTCGAAAGCAGCATCGCCAAGTGCCTCTCGCAAACCAAAATCCTTAATAGTCTTTGCCGAGAGGTTGTGGAAAAAAGCAAACTCCCTAGCGAAATCGGCAAATCGCCCGCGGCCATCGCCATAGGCACATGTAAAAGCGATCATAGCGAGCTCGCTCTCGGATAGCTGCGCCCGAAGAATGCGGGCGTATCGATAAGCGTCGGCTTGAAGAGGTCCGTCTACAAGATCTTTGATTATATGGTACGTAAATCTGTGATAATGTGCGGAAACGTAAGTGAACCTATTGGCGAGTTTTTCTTTTTCTATAATCGATGAATTGATGTCAAAACTTGTGTTAACTGTGCGAAACATCGCGTTTATCGCATTTCGGCCCATCAGGGGCTTGCCGTCCTCGTAGAAGACCATCTCGCCCAGGATGGCTAACCGAAGGTCCAGCATGCGAAAGAAGCGAGCCTCCGCAGCGCTTAGAGATGCTGCCTCATCTTGTTGTCGCTCTCGCTTATGAAGCCTCTCGGCTGATGCTTTAGCTATACGATCGAGCCGATTGTCACGCTGCTGTTGAAGACGATACGCTTCCCTTTCCTCTACCAGTGTTCGATAAGTAAAAAACGCGGCGAGCGTGGTCATAAACGCGCTGAGGATCCCAAAGGAATCGCCGAGCTGACCCGTCCTTTCAAAGTTCCACTCCTTGCCGGGCCAGATATTCAGGCCGGTGGCCCCCAAAGCTACAAGGCCCCACCAAGCCACGAACACCGCCAAAAGCATTACGAGAAACCAAAATATACTTGGCTTTCCGGATTCTTTTGTGGCCACTGCACTTCCTCCAGCCATGAGCGCGTAATGTGCGCATTCATTGAATGGCAGAGGTTAATTCCCGCCTAGCGCGTACCGCCGCTATCGACATACCCCGAAGTGGATCGCCTCCATATCTAGGGCGGTCATCAGATCGGCCTCGAGAATGGCAGCCTTACGGTCGTCGCCGCCGGCCACCTCGCGAAGCGTCGTGCCGATGCCGCACACTGCTTCCAGGAGAGCCACCAGGCGCCGACCATGCGCCTCACCCATGGCGCGGTAGATGTGCAGGTTGGCTGCGTCGAGGTCGAACACCGCGCGAAGCCGAGCGTCGGCCGGGCTGTCGCCGGCGCGGCCGCCGACGTTGTCGTTTAGGGCTGACTTGATGCTGTCCCCCCGGGCCCGGGCGTAGAGCTCGCCGTAGCGTTGGCCGGCGTCCCGGCGGTGCGGCGTAACCCGGCCCTTTTTCACCAGCCAGAGAAAGCCGTCCCGGGTCGACGGTCCGCCCGGCGTGTGCGCCGTGAGCACGCCACGGCGCCGGGCCTGGCGCTCCGCGGCCTCGGCCGCGGCGGCCGCCTCGCGAGCAGCCGCACGCTGGTCGAGCTTTTCCTCAGCGTCCTGCAGAAAGCGGCCGGCGTCGGGATAGCGGCCGGCCATGATCGCCTGCTCCGCTTTCCGCAGGCTCGGGGTCACACCGCAGCGGTGGTCGTTGTCGGCGCGGATCCGTAGGGCGTCGAGCTTGTCGCCGAGCTGGCGGCGGACGAGCGAGGAGGCCATCGAGGAACTGGACTTGAGCTGGGCGGTCATGCGGCAAGCCATTGAAGGAGGTTGATCCTGGAGGGGGACGAGCAGGCAGGCGAGCGGAGGCCTAGGCGCCGCTGAAAGGCCTTGGCATACCTATCCCCACGGTCCGCCTGTGGGCCGATTGAGCGTCGAGATGACGCCCCAGCTGAGAGAGAGACGACATGAAGAATCCGAGGATCTTCGATGGCATCGGTGCGCTGCAATTCGGCGAAAGCGACGCCCCGGTTCGCTACCACCTGACGGTGGTGCAGGACCGCCGCGGCCTCTCCGCGTTCGGCACCGTCGAAGGCGACGTGGATACCCTGCGGCAAGCCCAGGATGCTCCGGACACCCATCTGGTGCTCTCGGGAGGCGATCACGAACTTAAGATCGTCATCACTCGCCACACTTACGGTGAACCTGCCGAGTTCAAATCGGACGGCAATATCGCGCCGGCTCTTCGCCCCTAAGCCGAACTCAACATCGGGCTGCCTCATCGTTGCACTCCAGTGCTCAAGGCGGCCCGATCACGGTGAACGTGCTCGCCATGGACCTCCAACCTCACGCCGGTTCGGGTCAGCCAGTCCCGCAGCTCGCGGTGGATCCGATCGGCCGCCATGATGTTGCGGGCGACGAGCGTCCGGTCGGCGTCACGCCAGCCCGCTGGATCGATGAACTTCAGCGCGAAGTCCTCTCCGGCGACGTCCACGACGCTGGCTCGGAGGGCGGGCGGGCCGGGGAAGGCGCAGACCGGTGCCGCAGCGACGGCGGACGGTCCCAGCCAGTGCTCGTACCGGCCATCTTTGAGCCAGAGGTGGAAGCCGGGCCCGCCAGTGCGTTTGGCGTCCTCGTCGGCAGCGACGTACCGGGCCATCGCTCGCGCGAGCGCCTCGCCGCCGACGCGGTCACGAACTCGACGCCACTCGGGCCAGGCCTTCGCACGGCTGCTCCGGGTGCGGCCTTTGTCGGTGCAAGCCTTCCACGCGGCGGCAAAATGCTCGTCGCTCGCCCAGGGGTCTCTCTTCGCGTTCACGCCGTCGGGGACAGACGTGACGGTCGCGATCGGCGGAGGCGATCCGACAGGGACGGTAGTCCCTTCTTGTACTGTCTGTATTGTCTGTAGTCCCAGTCCCGGCGGGACAGAGGGGGGTGTCCCGTGGGACCCGCCTCCATCTTCTTCGTGTCCCGTGGGACAGGTGGGTGTGTCCCGTGGGACCGCAGCACTTTTCGCCGGGACTTTGCCCTGCGAGCGGACGCGCCGACGATACTCCGCCTTTCGAGCGGACTCGGCTTTTCGCGTGGCGCCGCGGCGCTCCCAGCTGTCCAGCACCTGCTCGCAGACGGTCGGGTGATACCATCGGCCGTCGGAGCACAGCGTCCAGGGCGCCATGATGTCGGCCTTGAACTCAAGGAACGCGTCGACGTCCATGCCGTAGCCCGCGGCCTCGGCCAGCTCGTCATCGTCGTCCGGCAAGGAACCCGCCGGACGGGCCTTATAGGCCTCCCCCCAAAGCATGATGTTGCGGGCACGGGCGACGTCGCTCGCGCGCCGCCACCACTTCGATTTCCGAAGCCGGTCGAAGTAGAGCGGAAACCAGTCGTCGCCGGCCATCGAGCATTCCGCCGGCACCAAGGGGTCGGGAAGATCGGTCACTCGTAACCCCTGTATGAAAGGCGGTCGTATCCTCCGGCGCTGTTCTCGCGCGCCAGGTTGCCGAAGCGGGTGGTGTCGCCGTCGAAGGAGAGCTTTACGGTCCCGATCGGGCCGTGCCGCTGCTTGGCAATGATGACGTCGGCCTCTCGCTCACAGCGGGACATGTCGTCCTGCCAGGCCATATGCTCGGCAGTGCCGGCCTTGGGCTCGGCCCGGCCGATGTAGTAGGCCTCGCGGAAGACGAAGAGCACGGCGTCGGCGTCTTGCTCGATCGAGCCGGACTCTCGCAGATCCGCCAGTTGCGGGCGCTTATCCTCGCGGTCCTCCACCTTTCGGCTTAGCTGCGAGAGGGCGATCACCGGCACGCCGAGATCCTTGGCCAGGGCCTTGAGGCCGCCCGTGATCTCGCTGATCTCCGCGACCCGGTTCTCGGGGCGGCCGCCGGCCTTGGCGAGCTGCAGATAGTCGACGACGATCAGATCCAGGCCTTGCCGACGCTTAAGGCGCCGGGCCCGAGCGGTGATCTTGGCGATGGACGTTCCACCACCGTCGTCGATATGCAACGGGATCCTACGCAGGGTCGCCGTGGCGTCGCGCATGCGCCGATATTCTTCCGGCTCTATCTGGCCCCTGCGGATCCGGTCTCCAGAGACCCCGGCGACGTCGGCCACGATCCGTCCGGCCAACTGCTCCTTGCTCATCTCCAGGGAGTAGAAGGCCACCCGACCACCGCGCACGGCTTTGACTGTCCCATCGGACTGGGCCTCGCCAATGAAGTTGCGAGCGGCATGGAAGGCGATGTTGGTCGCCAGGGCCGTTTTGCCCATCGACGGCCGGCCGGCGAGGATGATGAGGTCCGACGGGTGCAGGCCTCCGAGCTTCGCATCCAGGTCGACCAAGCCGGTGGACAGGCCGGTGACGCCGCCGCCGCGGCTCATCGCCTGGGCGGCCGTCTCCATGAATCCATCGAGCGCTACCTCGAATGCTGAGAAGCCTCCTTGCCCGCCGCGGTCTTCCGCCAAGCCGAACAAGGCCTGTTCGGCGCTCTCAATCAGCTCATGCGCCGACCCCACGCCCGCGGCGGCCGCGCTATGGCTGGTCTGATCGCCGAAGCTGATCAGGTCTCGACGGAGCGAGGCGTCGATCACCGCCCGAGCGTAGTCGACGACGTTCGCCGCCGGCGGTGCATGGTCCAGGAGGTCGGCCAGGTAGCGCACGCCGCCGAGCTCATCAAACGCGGGCTCCCCCTTGAACTCCTCGGCCAGCAGGATTGTGCCGGCCAGTTGCCCCTGGCGAATATGGGTCTCGATCGCCCCGAAGAGCCGTTGGTGGAACGGCTCGTAGAAGCGATCCGGCCGAAGGTTGTCGGGTAGCCGCTCGTAGGCGCCATTGTCGTAGAGCAGAATACCTAGCAGGGCTTGCTCGGCTTCGAGGTTGAAGGGGAGGTGGCGCGACGCAACCGCCGAAGGGCCGCTCACGCGCGCACGCTGGCGGCAAAGGCCCGGCTCGCCGCCCGGGCGACCGGCGCCGCATCGGCCTCGATCGCCGCGACGGCCAGAGCGCGGACACCCATCAGGGCCTTCAGGGCTTCGTCGATCTCTTTCATCGCGGCCTCAGCGTCGAGGCGATCGAAGTCACCGTCGGCCGCACGCTGGATGACCATCGCCAGAGCTTCGCCAGATTCCTTGGCATAGCTCGCGAGCGCTGCCTGGATCGCGGCGGGCGCGGTATCTGGCGCGGGCGGAAGGAACACACCGCCGGCTTGCAGAGACAGGTCCTCGGCCAGAGCCGTTGCGCCGGCGCGGCTAAGGGCCCGCGCCTCCTCGAACGAGAGCGTGGCCTTCTTGCGACGCTCCACGTCGGGATCGGCGGCGGTGTAGAGCCAGTTCGTCGAGCGCTGAATGATGTCGGCCGCGTCTTCCAGGCCGCCGACCTGATCGATCGCGATTGAGAGCGCTGCATGCAACGAGCCATGCCGGCGCGGCTTTGTCGGACGGAAGCCGGTCATGCGGTCGCCCCGAAAGCCAAGCTCCCGTTCGGGGCGACGGCCCTCCTCAGCCGAGCGACAGTGCTCCACATGGAACACGACCTAAGCCCCCCGTCTCCGGGCGCGTTGCAGACTTCTTCATGGCGAGAAAATCGAGCCGCCATTGAAGAAGGAACACGGCCATGGCCGACGAACTGCGCCTGCGCACCCCGCAGGAAAAAGCCCTCGAACAACTCCTTCGCGGAGTTCTGTTCTGGATTGAGTACCGCTTCCCAGGAGGGATGGAGGAGATCTTCCGGGTCGGAGCCGGTTCTCCCCGCTTCGACGTCGAGACTGACGTTGCGTACGGCGATCTTGTCGCGACGATCAAGAACAAGGCCCGACAGGCGGGGCGCATCGAATAGCCGCCGGCATCGGGGGCTGCTGTGATGCAGCCCCCGGAGTTGCCCCAAGTCCGCGATGGTTCGGCGATCCACCCTGACTTGGCTTTGGCCATCGAGCACGCGATCGTCGCCGGCGCCTGCCGACGGTCCGCGGCGCTGAACCCGCCCGACCGTGCGATGTGGCGCGCCATCGCGGACTCGCAGAGCCGCAAGGCGATCGAGCGATTGAACGCTTACTTGGCTGTCCGCTGTGGGGCGTGAAACCCACGGCGAGCGCCTGGAGCGCATCGAGCAGGTCATGACCCGCCTCTTGGTGGAAATGGATGCGGTTCGGATCGTGCTAACGCTCTTGTTCGAAGCCGAGGCCGACGCGGCAGACGACGCCGAGCGGATACCGCTCCAGGCAGAGGTCGCCTGGCTGATCGAAGACCTGCTGGACAAGATCGCCACCGACGGCGCGGAAGGACCACGCGCCTGGCTCGACGAGGCGGCCGCGCTGGCGGCGCGGGACCTATTAATCGGCGGCCGCGGTAGTGCGAATACCGACGATAGCTGTGAGGCGCCCGCTAACGAGAATGCGCGGAAGTGAGGCTCCAACATCAAGCGGCCCTGCCGCTAGGCCGGACCGACGACAGAACCAAGGCGTCTAGGGTGGCTTCCGCCAACGCAAGTCGTCGGACTCCAATATCGCTGCTGCCATCTGCGATCTGTCCGAGGCGCTTTCCATCGTTGAATAGCTTTGTCGAGATTGTCGATCGGCTAAGCCCGAGGGCGGCTGCGGTCTGATCGCAGCGCCTGAGAAAGGAAATCAGGCAGGGCTGAAGTTGGGTCATAGCCCGAATTGTCGGGAAGTTTCCCAAATTGTCAACGGGGAGGGTCCCGAATAGGTTCGACCCCGAAGGGAGCGCCAATGCCGCCTGAGCCATCTATACAAGCCGAACGCATCCGGGATCGCATGAGTGCGATGCGGCTCAACCCCTATAGTGCGGCGAAGAAGGCGGGCTTGGGCGAGAGTTTTGTTCGCGACATTCTGCGCGGCAAAGTGAAAAGCCCCAGCGCTGAGCGCCTCGCTAAGCTCGCCGAGGCTTTGGAATGTAGCGTCAACTTCCTCCTCGGGCTCCCTGAGCCCGAATTTGCGGTCGGCGCACTTCACAACTTTGCGCTTGGGGTGGATGAAATCCCATCGCCGCTAGCAAGGTCCGACGCGGATAGCCACCAACAACGGCCGGGCGCCGTACTTCTGCCGATACGCTTTGAGCTCATGACCTCGGCGTTTAGGCGTCGCGGAGAAATTGAGAGGGATCTAGGTTTTGAGGTCGCCTCCTCTCCCCCCAGCTTCGACAAGCGCGCTCAGTGGTTCGAGGTTGTGCGCGACACTGGAGCTGACTTGATCGCTCCTGCCGGATCTCTTTTACAGGTGGCTGAGCTCACAGAGGCGGATCGGAGCACCGTTGCTGATGGGGATGTGGTGATAATAGAGAAGCACCTGATAGGCCCTTCCGCTGCATACTATCTGGTAGAGCGCTCGGTTAGAGTAGTAAAGAATAGATATCCCGACTTAGGGCTGTGGTTCTACGAGTATGCCTCGACGGATCATGAATACTGGGGAATAAGCGATGATATATTTTTAGACGAAAATAACCCGGATCCAAAGCCTTTAGATTTGGACGTTTTTCGCGATCTTTTGGAAGAGTTTCGACACCTTGCAGGCAGACTGGACGCCTCAACGCTTCAGGATAATGAAGCGGCCTTTGAGAGTTTGCTGCAACAGCGGAAATCGCGGCCGCGCTTGATGGGCAAGGTCCTTAGGGCGCTGGTGCCCATCGACCCTCAAGGGGGATTCGGGCTAACCCCTCAGGCACCTCCGCGAAAATTCCCGAGCTAAGCGCTTTACTCGGGAAAATTCCCGAACTATCGTCCTCCATATTCCTATGGAGGACACGACCATGCTCGCCCAATCGACCAACACCCAGATCGAAGCCACACCCAAAGCGGCCCTGAGGGCCAAAGCGGAAAGCCTGCTCCCGATCATCACCTACGAAGATCGCCGGGCGACCTACGACGGACTGGTGGCGGCAATCCACGCCGCCAGCGGATCGCTCTCTGATGGGGTGATGGCCGCGGTTGAAATCCACGGAGCCATGTGCGCGATCCTCCGCTACCAGGGTATGCGCGCGGGTGCCGAGATCACTCCGGAATGGGCGAAGCTGCGCGGTGACTTCATGAGGGCCTGGGGCCTTTATGAAGGCTCCTGCCTGTTCACCGACGACGTCGTCACCGGCGACCTCGATGTCACCGCTGGCAAGGAGCTCCACGACGAGCACGAAGAGCGGTTCGACGATCTCCTCGATCAGGTCGAGGCCTACCGGCCCGCAACGGTGCTCGATATCGCCGACAAAGCGATGTTGCTCCACCTAACCCCCGAGTTCGACCAGTCCGGTCTGGACGTGATCGCTCGCGACCTTAGCGCGCTTTTCCTGAGCGACGCTGTCAGCCGCGCCTGGGTCGCGGCGGCCGGCGCGGTCGATGATGCGGAGCAAGCCTTTGTCTCGGCCGCGCATGCGCAGTACGCGTTCGAGGACGCCAACCCCGATGTCGGCGACGGCGACCCCGAGTACGAGCGCCTCAAGTCGAAATGGGACGCCACGAACTGCGCCCATTCCAACGCCCTGTATGAGCTCACACAGGTCCAGGCGCCGGACGCCGCGGCGATCGCTCGCCAAGTGCAGGCCTTCGGCTACCTGTGCCAAGTTACCACCCACAAGATTGGTGGCCTCGAAGGCCACCCCATGGACCCCGCCGACCCTCACATCGCTAGCGCGGTTGACCTCGCGGGCCCCACCGACGAGCGGGCAATTCTCGGCATCTACCGATCGGCCCTGCACCTCGCGAACGGGCGCGCGCCGAAGATTATCACCCCCGATTTCAGCGCTGGATCTTACGCGTCCATCGCCCTCCAGGCCGCCGAATAGCGACATGGCCGCCGGCCAGTGCCGGCGGCCGCTCTGCGCTTCCGTTGAACCTAAAGCCCAAGAGGCGGCCAATGTCTCGCGACCCCCGCATTAAGCGCCACTGCCCGTTCTGCAGTGAGCGGGATCATCTACACATCGTCGACCGCGGCGCCCTCCGACCAATCATCCGAGACGGCGCGACGGTACTGGACCCTGACGGTACCGAAGAGCTCGAAGAGGTCGACGGAGCCTTCTGCCAGGTGTGCTCGGCCAGCGCGCCGCTGGATGTCTGGAACAACGAGGTAACCCCCGACACCTACGCCATTCTTCGAGACATCGACCTCCCCACCGAACCCGTCTGAGAAGGATTCGTTATGCCCGACCAAGCTAGCCAAGACCGCGTCCAGGACTGGATCGCCCGCGGTGCCCGCCCGAACAGCCGAGAGCGCCTGGAACGCGAAGCTGAGTTCCTGCTCGAGGTGCAGGCCGATATCCGCACGCTACCCAGACAGCGCCTGGCCGAGCTGGCGGATGAGCAGACCGAGTTGGCCGCCGGATACCGGGACAGCGCGGTCGCGTGCTCGGGCGGTGATCTCCTGAACATACTGCAGCTGGCCGGCCGAAGCGCCTTCAAGGCGCGGGTTTACGCCGAAGCCGCGCGGGCCGCGTAACGTGGAGGGGCTATCCGAGGACAAGCTCGAGGGCGTGCGCGCCATCGCCGACTTCCTGGGGTGGGCCGGAAAGGCCGGCGAGCGCCGCGTCTATCATGTGCGAGAACGCGGCCTGGGGCCGATCCGCAAGCGCGAAGGTATCGGCTACTATGCCTTTCGATCCGAGCTGACCGAATGGCTGAAGTCGGAAGATACCCTCGGGGGCGACCGCGCGGCTTGACGCTGGGCGTACTGCTGCCGTTCTAATCCTTCATGGCCAACATCCAGAAATTCCAGGGCCCCCCGCGGAAGGACGGCACGCGCGCGACGAAGTGGCGAGCCGCCACCAAGGACGCGAGCGGCAAGCGGATTTCGAAGGTCTTCGCGCGCAAGGGCGATGCCGAGGCCTGGCTGAAGGAAGTCGATCGCGCCGGCGTCGTGGGCTCCTCGACCATGACCGTGCTGGCCGTGGCCCGCGAGCACTACGCCCACTTCGACAAGCTGGTGAAGAAGGGGGCCAAGGAGGCCGCGACCCGGGACGGCTACGACACCGCGATCGACAAGCACCTGACCTCAGCGCCCGAGTTCTCGGCGACGCGCATGTGCGACCTGACCACGCCCAAGGCGCAGAACTACCTCGACGCCATTTTCGAGACCTCCGGGTCGCTCGACCTCACCCGCCGCCAGCGGCGCTACCTGGTCACCTGGTTCGACTTCGCCATTCGGAAGGGCTGGCTTGGCGTGAACCCGGCCCGCGCCACCAAGATTGAGGTTGTCGAGCGCGTTGACGACGAGGACGTCATCGAGATCCCCGCCAAGGAAACCCTGGCGGCCGTGCTAAAGGCGGCGGGGCGGGGCGACAACGCGGTGCGGGACACGGCCGTCGTGCGCCTGCTCATGTTCGCAGGGCCGCGCATTTCCGAGCTGCTGGGCCTGGCCGACGACAAGGCGGCGATCACCAAGGATGGTGGCGAGGTGGCCATCACCGAGCGCCTGTGCGGCAAGTACCTGACCCTTGGTTCGCCGAAGTCGAAGAAGAGCCGCCGTAAGGTTCCGATCGGCCCCGCCGCGGCGATGGCCGTCCGCTCCTGGCGCCTGCGTCGCGGCCCGGCCCAGGCGTTCACGCTGGACGGCGGCAAGGGGAGGGAGCGCCACGCCGGTCGGCTGTTCCCAAGCGCCGACGGACCGCTGTGGAGCTATCAAGCCTTCTGGCGCGAATGCTGGCTGCCGCTGATGCGGCGCGCCGGGCTTGTCGAGATGATCCCCGATTCCAAGGGCAAGAACCGGCCCGTGCCGGCGTTTGGCCCGCACGCGCTGCGGCATGTGGCCGTCAGCCTTTGGATCGCCCAGGGGCTTAGCCCCAAACGTGTGCAGGAGCTAGCTGGGCATTCGAGCCTCGCGATGACGATGGACTTGTATGGCCACCTCTGGACCGACGACGAGGCGGACGCGGCCTTGGCCAGGCGGAGCGAGGGGCTTATCTGCTGAACGATGAGCTTCAGCCCGCGTTAATACCGGTCGTGAGATGTTGAGTTGTCAACAGACGGTTGACAAAAGTTCTAACCTGTTAACATGTCGACCCCGACAGGTGAGCCATTGCCAAGTAGCTCACCATGAGGCCTTCGCCGAGGCCACGGAGAGAAAAATGGCTGCGCAGTTGAAGGACGGAGGTCGTTACCCGTCCGTTCAGAAACTCGACAAGTCGGAGTTCGCTCGTTTCGTCACGACGTGCCAGAACGCCCCGAAGCCGTCGCAGTCGCTCCAGCGCCTCCTTGAAGCGAGCCGCGCGCGGAAGGCCGCTTGCCGCTCGATCTAGCACGCGTCCGGATCGAGGCCCTTAACGACCTTCACGAGCGCAGCCGTTTCCGCTGCTCGTATCGCCGTATTCAGAACTTCCTCCGCGGCAACATCTGCCGCGCGCAGCGGAGGAATGCATTGCGCGCCTTCGTGGCCTGCGAGGAAGGCAGTAGGACGGTCGTTGGATACTACTACCTGACAGCCACGTCCGTTGAGCACGAAGACGTCGGCCTAGAAGCGGCTGTCGACTTTAACCAATTCAACAAAATTCCGGCCGTTTACCTCGGCATGATCGGCGTCCACACAACCTACTGTCGCCAGGGGCTTGGCACAGAACTGATGTTCGACATCTTCCGGCAGGCTGAAGAGGTTGCGAACCGTGTGGGCATATGGGCGCTGACCCTGGACGCGGTCGATGAGGAAGCTGCGGCCTACTACGAGCGGTTCGATTTCCAGCGGTTTAAGCCGGGCAGCCTGGAGATGTATCTCCCGATAGACACCATCCGGGCGGTGAACGAAACGCGCCGCGAGGCGGATGAAGAAGCGCGACTTGAAGCGGAAAGACTATTGGCCGAGGCGGCCAATGAGGAAGCGGTTGATCAACAGGCAGGGGAAGGCGCTCCGCCAGCCGAGCGCACAATCGGCGCATAAGCCGGATAACGCGCTGATTTTATTCGAGGCGTATCGCTCTTAAAATCCGCCGGCCGCAAGGCCTTGCCGGTTCGACCCCGGCTGCCCGCACCACGGCCGCTCCCAGGATCAGAAGACCGTCAGCGTCGGGGCCGTATGGAGAACCCCGTAGACGGTGCAGTTGCCCGGCGTGCCGGGGATGATCGTGTCGTTGAATAACGCCTGGCCGTAGCCGCTGGGCTGGGTCCAGATGGCCACGACCGAGCCGCTGCAGGATCCGAGGATCGTGTTGAAGCTGAAGCCATAGAACAGCACCTGGTACGTCGAGAGGGGATAGACGGCCCCGGGGAGCCCGGTCGGGGTCACGAGCCAGCCACAGCGCCAGTCGCCCTCGGAGAAGCTGGCGTCGGTGATTTCCACCTGAGAGCCGCCTGCCACGACCTTCCCGCCCAGCCAGACCCGGCAGGTGATCGTGAAGCCGTTCTGCTCGATGGCGAGATCGCCGCCGAACGCCACCGGGTTCTGCGGATTGGGGGTGAAGATCGCCGCGGTCGCCGACGCGGCGGGGATCGCCGCCGCCAGGGCGGCGGCGCACAGGAAAGTCACGGCTTTAGGCATGATGGCGCCTCCCAGATTGCTTTCCGCCTGTCGCGGTCTCCAGAGTTCTGCCGCCGCCCCCTACTGGCGCTTCGTCGGGCGGACCTTATTCGAGCTATTGGATGGTGATGGGGGTCGAGCTGTAGTTCGTCACCGACAGCATGCCGTCGTAGAAGCAGGTGTAAGGCGAACCCGAGGAGGCCTGGCCCCAGAAATCCATGCCGGCGTTCCATGAGGGGCTGTTCACCCACTTGACCGTCACGAAGCCGCTGCAGTTCCCCAGGATCGTATTCACGCCCATGCCTTGAATGGTGGCCGTGGGCCATGGGCCATAGTTGTTGGGCATGACCGTCCAGGGAAACGACGTCGGCTGCACCAGCCAGCCGCATTGCCAATCGCCCGCTGTGAACGAGCCGTTGGTGATCTGCATCATGCTGCCGCCGAACATGATGTAGCCGTCCAGCGTGACGTCGCACGTGACGGGGCCGCCTTGGTCGATCGTCAGTCGCCCGGTGATCCTCACATTGGGTGGGAAGTCCGGCGTGAACGTCGCCGCCGGGGCTGGCAAGGCCAGACTCGCTGCGACCAGCGACAAAACAGAAGCAACAGCGGTGCGCTTGATCATTGAGCGACTCCCTAATTGCAACTTATGATTTTATCGCTATTTACTCCAATATAAATTGTATTGCAACGGCGGCGTCACCCGACCCTGCGCCCCTTGGCGCGCGCCCTGCGCCGCCGCCACGCCAGCGCCGCCAGCCCCACGGCGAACGCCACCAGCTCGGCGTAGCTCCACAGGTAGTAGGCCGAGAAGAAGCCCCACTGGCGCAGCGAGCGGTCCAGCGCGAAGGCGACGTGGGTCAGCACGATCAGCAGCTGGAAGGCGGTCATGAACAGCAGCCAGATCCGGCGGTCGAACAGGGTCAGGCCGACCAGCACGCTGAGATAGACCAGGTCGATGGCGAAGATGCCCCACTGGGTGAGGCTCTTGTCCTCGATCTCGGCCAGGGCCGAGCCGACCCAGGCCAGCATGGTGGCGATGGCCAGAACGCGCTCGAGCCGGCCGCCCATCCACAGCGCTGCGCCGCAGACCACGAACATCGCGCCGGCGCCGAGCTGGGTCGGCAGGATGCTGAACAT